TCAATAGATCAAGACCCACAATTAAAATCTAAGTATTTTGATTTCTATGAAGCTATAAAAGCAGTCAAGGTAAAGTATCCTAAGAATGGCTAATATTTATAAAAATGCAGGATTTGCTTTAAGCACAACTAATTTAACTACGGTTTATACCGTACCAACTAATAGAACCGGTATTGTTAAAAGCATACAAATAAACAATGATGACGCTTCTGCGATACAAACAGAAATATTTGTAACGGACACTTCCGCTAGTACCACATATAAAATTTATCACAAAGATTTAGCGGCAGATACTACCGATAATGGTGTTGTTGCACCTTTGGTTTTAGAATCAGGGGACATATTAAAAATACAAGTTGCAACGGCTAATAAAATTGAAGGTGTAGTAAGTTACTTAGAAATATTTGATGAGAAGAGTGCTTAATTATATTGTTGTTTTAGGCAATAATATAATATATTTATGGAATTAGTAAGAATACCAATATCAGAACTTGAAAAAGTCTGGCCTATTGTAGATAAAGACATAAAGAACGCTTTAGCTTATTCAAGTCAACTAACAGATTCTAGTTTTGTTTATGAAACAGCAAAACAAGGCAAGTTTCAAGTTTGGGTTCTTTGGGAAAAAAACAAAGAACAAGCAAACGAAAAATATTTTGGTGTTGTTGTTACCGAACTAATTAAAAGAAAATTAGGTAAAGTTTGTCATATTTACATTATGACAGGTAGGCAACGTCATAAATGGCAGTATCTTATTAAAGATATTGAAGACTTTGCTAAACAAGAGGATTGCACAATGATGGAGTTGATTGCAAGACCTGGTTGGCAAAGAGTTTTAAATAATTTTGGGTACGATAGAACCCATGTTGTTTTAGAAAAAAAAATAGAACAAGAGGAGAAAAAATGAGTTTTGGCGGAGGAAGTTCAGGCGGAAGCACAACAAACACAGGTGTTCAACCTTATGCACCTGCAGAACCGGCGTTACAACAAATCATAAGTGAAGCCGGAACATTATATAATCAAGGCGTTGGGGCTTCTGGTTATGTTGCACCTACACAGCAAACATTAACAGGCCTTGCACAACAAGAGGCTATGGCCGGTGCAGCTAATCAACAACTTGCAGATACTTTATCCGGTAAATTCTTAAATCCTTTCTTATCGCCGTTATTACAAAAGTCAGCGGCAGATATTGCAACAAGTGTTAATCAACAATTTTCGGCTGCCGGACGTACACCTGGTTCGCCAATGTCCCAACAACAAATCGCATCACAAGTAGCACAAGCTGCTTTACCTTTAGCTTTTGGCGAATACGGACAAGAAAGAAATAGACAATTAAATATTGCTTCAAGAGCTCCGTCATTATTTACAACCGGACAACAATTAGAAAATTTAACAAGACAACAAAATCTGGCACCTTTACAATCCTTGCAACAATACGCAGGGTTAGTATCGCCGATAGCGGCAGGTTTTCCTGTAACAACTAATCAAGTAACAACAAGAGCTAATCCATTGTCAACAGCGTTAGGTGGTGCCGTAATGGGTTCTGCAATTCCTGGAATTGGACCTCTTTTGGGTGGTGGTATTGGTTTCTTAGGGGGATTATTATAATGGATAAAATTAAAAAAATAATTTTTGATATTGAAACAAAGATTAATACTAAACCTAGTAAATGGATTTTTGGTTTAGCTATTCTTTTTGTTCTTTCAATATATATGTAAGGAGTTTTCATGGGTTCAAGATCAGGTTCAGATTCTGGTGGCGGCGGTAATGATATGCAAGTTTCCGGAATGGAAGCTGCTTTATCTACCGAAAAAGGAATAAGCACAGCGGCTGATACTAGAGTTTCAAATACTTCTTTTAGCAGATCAAATGATGAAATAGTTGGTAGAAATGAAATTGATTATGTTGATAATCAAGGCAATCTAAGAACAACTACTATTGGTTATGGGGAAGGTCAAGTTGATCCAAATTTAGCACAAGCAAGACTAGGTGCAGATACTTCTACCGTAGGTATGGCAGCACCGGAAGCATATTCTGATTCGGAAATAGAAAAAGGCTACACAGATGACGGCCAAATTTTGGCAAATGTCAATGGTACTTACATGACCAAATCGGAAATGTATAACAAAGGTATTATTGAAAAAGACCCTGTTACCGGTAGAGATGTAATGGGTAGAAATACGGTTGACCCTGATACTGGGGAACTTGTAAGAACCGATTTATCTTTCAAAGAACATTTGGCTAATAGCCCTGTTAAATTTAGCCCATTGTTATCTGCGTTGTATGCTGGTGCTAAAAACCTACAAGAATATAACGCTAGAAAAAATTTTATGGGTTTTAACGAAGCCGGACAAAGAGGAAAGTTAGGTAACGCAAGTTTAGGTTATGGAACTTCAAATGATAGTGATAGAATTACCCCTATAAATACCGGCGATAGTGATAGGGATAATATGAACTTTGTAACCCCTGCTTTATCGTATGCTGTTGGTGGTTCACAACCACAAGCATCTATGGTAAGTAACTATCAATTTGCTAATACAAATATGTCAGATGTGCAAAAGGCGTATGATCAGGCTAAGAATAACTTAAATATGATACTTACTCCCACAAATCAGCAGTTTGGCTATTCTGACCCCCCATACGGCGGTTATACAATGGCAGATTTGACTAATAACCCTTTTAATATAGATTATTTGAAAACAAGAGGATTGATATAATGTTTGATAAAAGATTTAGAGAAATGTTGATGATGGACTTCGCAACCAAGAATCAAGGTAGCGGATTGTTAAATAATAATACTAATGCAACTAGCGGATTATTAAGTAATAATAATGCAGGTTTATTTAGTAGTTTATCAAATATAAATCCCAATTTGATGATTGGTGCTTTTACAGCAGGAGCTGGTTTAGAGGGAAAAAATCCATTTTCTGCTTTTGGTGATGCAACTACAAAAACAGCACAATTTCAAAAATTAGTAACCCCTAAAACAAAAAGTTCTTTTAGACAACTTACAAATGAAGAAAAATCATTAAGAGGTTTGCCACAAGATAAAGAATTTCAAATAGATACAAAAACTAACAAAGTTTCACAAATAGGAGGTTCTGGAACAAATGTAACTGTTAATAATCCAAGACCTGAAACACAAGAAGAAAAAGAAATAGGTAAGGTTTTTGCTGATGAATTTAAAAATATTAATGAAGCAGGTAATGCTGCAATAATTAACGATCAAAAAGTAAATACAATGTTAGAACTTACACAAATGGAAAATTTAAATACAGGTGCTTTTGGTCCGATTAGAACAGAAGTTCAAAAGTTTGCAGAAGAATTTGGTTTTGATCCAGGTCTTCAAGACACAACTATTGCGGAAGTTGTTCAAGGTGTTTCAGGCGGAATGGTATTAGATGGATTACAAAAATTTAAAGGTGCAATATCTGATGGAGAAAGAAAATTTACACAGTCTATAACTGCCGGTTTATCTATGACAAAAGAGGGAAACAAGATTTTATTAGATATTAGTAAAAGACAAAATCAATTAGCAAAAGCATTTAGCGAAGAAGCAAATAATTGGGTAAGTGAAAACGGTGGTTTATCAAAAAAAAATGCAGATGGTATGTCATGGGGACAATATAAAGCTGCATGGCAAAAAGCAAATCCTCTTATAAATCCAGAAATGAAAAAACAATTAACTGATTTATCAAAAACTGTTGATACAGACTTTAACGAAACAATTATTGAAAGAAACGGTAAAAAGTTTGTATATATAAATGGCACATATCATAGGTTAAACTAATGACTATTGTTACAAATCCTAAATTAATTGAAGATTTAGATAAATTAAGACTAGAAAAAAAACCTCAAAAAGTTGGTGATGTTGAAATATCTGATGAAACTTTAGTTACGGACGAAAAAGAAATAGCAGCATTAGACGAAATTAGAGAGGGCAATACAGTTACCGGTAAAATTAAAAAATTTGCAGGGGCAACTAAAGATTTCTTTACAGGCACAAAAAAAACAGAGTTTGTAGATATGCCGGAAATAGGAGAATATACACCGGAAGATTTTAAAACTACCGCAGCTATTTCTGCCGGACTTTTAATAAATCCTAATCAAAAAGCACAAGCACAAATAATTCAATCACAAATACCTGATGCTAAAATATTTAAAGATAAATTTGATAATCTTATTGTAACTATGCCTGACGGAAAATCTTTTTATTTAAATAAACCAGGTGTTTCGGAACAAGATATATTACAAACAACGGCACAAATTTTACAATATATACCAGGTTATTCTTGGGCTATGAAAAAAGCTGGAAAAAATATTTTTGGTAAAATGTTATATTCTGGAGCAGCAGGTGGTGGTACTTCAATAGCACAGGATATAGCAACAATGCCGTTAGGAAGTGAAGAAATTGATAAAACAAAAGCAGTAATTTCTACAATAGTTCCAATAGCATTTGAAGGTGTTGTCAGCCCTGTAGCAACTGGAGTTTATAAAAAAATAATGGGCAATCCTACATTTACAAAAACAATAAAAGTAACGGAAGATGGAGTTGAAAAAACAAGAGTTGTTTTAAATAAAAGAGGTGAAGAAGCTGCAAAAGCGGCAGGTTTAGATACTACAAAAATGAATGAAAAATTTATAAAAGATTTTACAGAAAAATTATCACAAGGAGAAACTTCTACAATAGCAGCTTCACAAGCAGGTGCAGGTAAATTTGATTTTAATTTAGCAAGAGCACAAGCACAAGGTAATGAAGAAGGTGTTGCTTTGTTGTTTGAAGCCGCTAAAGGAAGCTATGGAAAACAACCTCAAATACAAGCACAAAATTTTTTAAAAAAACAAAATATAGATATAGAAAATTCAGCAAAAAATATAATTCAAAGATTTAATAGGGGGGAATTTAATATAGAAACTATTGAAGATGCCGGACAACAAATAATTCAAGGTTTAGAAAAAAGATATACGGCAGCTTCAAATGAGGTAAAAACAGCATACAATCTTGTTGACAAAGACGGTACGTTTCAAGCGGCTAATAGTAATATAGATACTCTTGTTGCATCTGTAAAAAAAGCAATAGATGATGCTACGGCCGTAATTGATAAAGAACTTACACCTGCAACAATAAAAGCACAAAAAATTATTAGAGAATTTGTTAATAAATATAAACCAAAAAAACCACCAAAAAATACAAAATCTTCAAGAAAAATAAAAGAAGCTACGTTTAATGATTTTATAGTTTTTAAAAGAAGATTAAATAGTATTTACAACGCTACTAAAAATAACACAGATAAAAGAAACGTAAAAGCTGTAATCTCAGAATGGGAAAAATTTGTTGATGATAATGTTGACAACATGCTTTTTAGTGGAAGTGAAAACGGTGTAAAATTATTAAAAAAAGCAAATGCGTTGTTTAAAAAGAAAAAAGATTTATTTGAAATTAATAATAAAAAAATAAATGGACTATCGGTTAATGATAAATCTGGTAAAGTAATTATGAAAATTTTAAACGAACCAGATGTTACTCCAAATAAAGCAATAGATTATATTTTTGGAAGAGCAAACATAGGAAGACTAGATGAATCATTATCAATTATTAGAAGATTAAAAAAAGTATTTGGTGTAGAGGGTAAAGATTTATCAAAAGCAGCCGCAAAAAATAAAGATTTTCAAGCATTAAGAACAGGTTTTTGGGAAAAATTAGTTAGAGACTCTAGTAAAAATGCTAAATTTAATGCACAAACTTTTTATAATAATTGGAAAACAATATCACAAAAAAACAAAGATTTATTAAAAGAACTTTTTGATGGAGATGAAATAAAACTAATAGATGAATTTACGGACGAAGTTTATAAAACCTTTCCTAAAGGTTTCGTTAATGCTTCAAATACAGCTTCCGCTTTATCAAGAATAATACAACAAGTAGGAAGAGGATTATTTGGTATATTTGGTTTTAAATTTGCTAATATTCAAGGTTTATTGGTAGCTAGAGGTGGATTTGATAGAGCTAGAGATATAATATCTGAAAAATCAGCCGCAAAATTAGTTAATAAAGAACTTGCACCTTTATTTGGTACAACCGCAAATCCAAGAATAAATACTGCCGCTACAATAGGTGCGAATGCTGCTTTAGAAGATATGAGAATTAGAAATGCAAGACAACTTCCGCCGTCTTTAGCCGCTTTGTATCAAAGGTATTAAGATGTCAACGCAATCACAAAAAAACGAAAAAGAAATTATCAAACTTCAAGGCGAATTAAAATTAATACATAACAAGATAGACACTATAAAGAATAACCACCTACTACATATTGATTACAAAATTAATAACATTTATAAATTAATATGGCTGATTCTAACAATAAGCGTAAGTGGACTTGTGAACTTAGTAATTACCCTAATATCGCCTTAAAAACTTCAAAATCTGTAAAAGGTTTTACCAACGAATATAAAATAATTAACGCATTATCAAAAAAAGGCTATTGGGTTGCAAAATCAATAGACCCACAATGTCCGTTTGATATTGTGGTTACAGATAGAAATGGTAAAGTAACGCTTTTAGATATTAAAACAAATAGTTATAGAGATATAAATAATCCGAAATGGGAAAAAAAATCTAAAAAAATATATAGAACCCCTACGGATATACAAAAAAAATTAAATATAAAATTATTAATGTTAGACTATGAAGATTAATGAGAATACAGCGGTGGCCATGCCTATCAAGAACATGGTAGGAATCATCATCGCAGTCAGTATGGGAATATTCGCTTATACTGAAATTACAGCAAGATTGACTTCTTTGGAGACATCTAGGGAATTGATGAATGCTGATTTATTAAAAGCTAGTGAACAAACAACGGTTGATAAAGAGCAATTTTTATTATTAGAGGATTTATACGAAACAATAGAAAAACATCAAGAATTGTTAGATAAAAATATTCACAATCAAGTTATGCTTAACCATGTTGAAACACAATTAGATAAAGCATTACAAGATATTGAGAAACTAAAAGATAAAGTTAGAGAAAACGGAAAGAATTATTAAATGCAGGAAGTTGTTATTGCTTTACTATTAATTATAAACGGTGAAATAAAAGAGCACCGTATTCAAGATTCAATGTCCCAATGTCTTAAAGGCAAAAGGGTGGCTTCCAGAGGTGCATCTAAATCAATAGAGTACCAATGCATCAAATCCCTTGCCGAAACAGAAATATACATGGGGGAAAAATCAATTAAAAAATTAATATTAGAATGATAGATAAATTTATATATAGTTTTTTTGGTTTATTAGATAAATTTTCGGAACATTTAGATAAAGTATTTTTTCCTAAACCGAAAAAAAGAAAAAAGAAATGCAAAGATTGTAAATGCGAATGTCATTGTGAAGATACTTTACATGCACATTGGTACGATGGCGATCTTTGTGTTTGTGAAAACTGTAAACATTAAGGATTTTATGAGGCGATACTATGGAATATTTACTTATAAAACTAGAATGTTTATTGAGAAAGTTATATGGTTTTGTTTGGCGTCAAAGAATAAAATTTACTTTGAAACATCTTAAAAAAAGGAGATAGTTATGTGGTTAAGTGCAATCAAATTAGCTGTAAATGCCGGTTCACATATTTATAAAAAGAAAAAAGAAACACAAATGCGTATGGCAGACGCACAAATGCTTCATGCCGAAAAAATGGCAAAAGGTGAGTTAGAATACTCAGGTAAATTACTTGAAGCAAGACAATCGGACTGGAAAGATGAGTTTGTTTTAATAGTACTCACTTTGCCAATTTTAGTAATTGCTTATGGTGTTTTTTCAGATGATCCAGGTGCTTCTGCTAAGATAAAAGAATTTTTTGAACAATTTCAACAACTACCATCATGGTTCACTAATTTGTGGATTTTGGTCGTAGCATCAATTTACGGAATAAAAGGCACACAGATTTTTAAAGGCGGAATGTCTAATAAAAAATAATGTCAGACAATCTTGAACTGATTAACGAATATAAAGAACAAGTTCGTATTCTAAAAGGCGAAGTGGCAGAGTTACAAGATGCCGGTAAGTCAAAAGATTCGGCTAATAAAAGATGTTTACAAAAACTAGAACATTCACAACAAGATTTGGCAGAAGCCAATAAAAGAATAAAAGAACTAGAAGAAGAAATAAAAAAAATAAAAGATTAATTATGAATTTTGTTTTAAATTTAATTATGTGTTCTGCCGTATCAAATAGCTGTTTGCCGCCACATAGATACCCAGATTTATTTGTTGACGGTTATTCTTGCATGATAGCAGGTAATTATGAATCAATCGCAAAATTAGAAGAAATAGGCTACGAAGACGTTAATAAAAATAAAATATTCATTAAGTTTTTATGTACGGAAGAAGTAGTAGTACCGCCAAAAAAACCAAAAATAATTAGTTAATGTGGTGTGTGATATGGAAAAAAGACGATATTTATAGTATATTTACAAACCAAATTTTTGAATCTAATAAAAAAGCATTAGAATTTAAAAACAAACAAACATCATTTAGAAAAAAACATGATGCAAAAGTAGTACCATACGATTATAAATATTTTAAAGGAGTAAAAGAACATGAACTTGACAAATAATTTTTCTTTAAAAGAAATGACACAAAGCCAAACTGCTTTAAGAAACAATTTAGATAATACCCCTGACGAAAAACAAATAGAAAACCTACAAAACCTATGCGAAAAAATACTTCAACCTTTAAGGGAACATTATAATTTACCTATAAAAGTTACTAGCGGATATAGAAGCGAAGAATTAGCAACCATGATAGGCTCAAAGCCAACAAGTCAGCATTGTAAAGGCGAAGCGGTCGATTTTGAGATACCAGGTGTTGACAATAAAGAAGTTGCTACAAAAATAAAAAATGAATTTACTTTTGATCAGCTAATTTTGGAGTACTATAATGATACCGATATTAACTCAGGTTGGATTCATGTAAGTTTAAAAAATACTACATTTGAAAATGATAATAGGCAAATGGCATTAATCAAAGACGAACAAGGCTATAAAGAATGGCAATAGACAAGTCTAAAATGAAATGCAATAGCCCCAAAAGGCAAATATCTGGCGGCAAAAAATTTGTAGTAAAAGCATGTAAGAATGGTAAAGAAAAAATTATAAGATTTGGTGATGCAAATATGACTATTAAAAAGAACAATCCGGCTAGAAGACGAAGTTTTAGAGCCAGACATAGATGCGATACAGCAAATGATAAATTTTCTGCAAGATATTGGTCTTGCAAAAAATGGTAAATAACAAACAACAATAGGAGAAAACTATGCCAATGGGAAAAGGAACTTACGGTTCAAAAAAAGGTAGACCACCTAAAAAAAATAAAAAAAAAGATAAAAAGAAAAAGAGAAAATAATGTTGACGTCTAAACAAAAAACACTTCCGCCTGCATTAAAAAAAAAAATTATTGCGGCGAAGATGAAAAAGAAAAAAAATAAAAAGAAAAAGTAATGGCCAAACTATGTGCTAGAGGCAAAGCTGCCGCAAAACGTAAATTTAAGGTGTACCCATCAGCGTATGCTAATATGTACGCTAGTGGCGTTTGTTCCGGCAAAATTACACCTGGCGGTAAGAAGAAAAAGAAGAAAAAAAGGTAATGGCTAAAAAGGGACTAAGAAGCTGGGTTTCCGAAAAATGGGTGGATATAGCTAACAAAAGATCAGACGGTAGCTTTCCACCTTGCGGAAGAAGTAAAGGGGAAAAAAGACGAAACTATCCTAAATGCGTTCCCCTAGCTAAAGCAAGATCAATGTCTCCTTCTCAAAGAAGATCCGCAGTATCAAGAAAACAATCTGCCGAACGTAAAGCAAGAAAAGGCAAGAAACCGAATTATGCAAGAACATAAACAAGTTAGGCGTAGCTTTCGTTGTAAAGCTGGGATAGTAGGTGGGTAAAAAAAAGAAGATACAACAAATAGTTGATGTAGGAAAATGCAGATATTGTAAAAAAAATATTGTTAATACTGATTCTTTTGTATCTTTTTATAAAAGCGGACATGCACATTATAACTGCATGAAAGAAGATGATGAAAAGAAAGAAAAAAATAATTTTGATTGGTAATTAAGATTTCCAAAAATTCATAGCGTTAATCAAGTAATCAGGGTCTAGTTCACTCTTCCATTTAAAATTTTCAAAATCCGGTTGAATGTAATCTTTGATTACTTTAGCTTCATTACTTATAGATAATAAATTTTGCCTTACCTTACACCTTTGAATAAAGTTTGGTAGCCTAGACATAATACTTTCCGGCTTTAAATATTCGTAATTATCGGCATGAAAAACTTTAAAACTTTCTTCATTTATATAACAAATATAAATTGGTAATCCGGTAGCGTAATGGTAAAAATCCGTTTGCAATAAATGGTCGCTTGTTGGTGCATCAGGAAGTTTAGAAGTAAGCCATGATCTAGTACCGTCTTTCTTTACCCTACCTCTTTTAGGAAACTTACATTTATCCTCTATAATCATTTTACCTTTTAAATCGGCGTAGCCATGAACCGGAATTTCAATACCGTCAAATACTTTAAAGGTTTCTATTTCCGGCTTACATTCTTCAAAGTTAGGTATAGTTTTGTGTGCTTCATGTCCGTTAATAATCATTCTTTCAACAATTTCGCAAAAATGATTATAAGCGTCTAGTTCTATTGGATCAGGTATTAAGGCTTTTAGCTTATCATTAACCGGTACAAAATTACTGTTGGACATTTTTAACTTCCCATTCCGGCTTTAGTATTAATGGTTCTTCTAATTGTGGTATAAAAAAAGACAATGGTTTTTTTAAATATCTAGCTACAGAAACTAATTTATCTAGAGGTATTTTATTTTGTGCTTTTTCGTATTTTTGAATTTGCTGGAATGTAATCCCTATTGCTTTACCTAGTTCCGTTTGGGTTACAAATTTACATGGTATTTTTCTAGTAGGATTCATTGGGTAAATATTTCGGCTAACATTAGTTCTAGCTTCTAATATTTTTTTTCCAATGTGTTTATAAAGTTCTAAATCGTCTTCTACGGTATGTTTTCTATGATTGTTCATGTTTCCTTTCTTTTAAGAGATAAATTCCCTACACCCTAAATTCAACTTTCAATTTGTATAGTATTTTAAGTAAAAATACTATCTTGTTTTTGTTCCATATCAGCAATCTTTTCATGCAAGACAGGTAATTTTTCTTGGTACTTACGAATCATTCTTTTATGCTTATTCATTAGAAGCACCCATCTGTCTTTCTTTGCTTTCAGATCCCTGATTTGTTTGGGATTTATCGTCATCATTATCCTTACTGACTATTTTTATATTTGCCCCAAGAAAACGCTTGTCAGTAATATTTATTATAGCGTCATCTTTAGGTGTTTTTTGTTGATATGCTTTTTCCGTAGCTTCTTCTACGGTTTTGCCAACAAAAAATTCTTTAAAATTAACAACTAATTCTTGTAAACTGTTTTTTTCTACTTTAGCCATTTAATTCTATGTTTCGTCTATATCCTTTTAAACGCTTTATTTCTTTTCTTTGTTCTAACTTATTAATTAATACCGTTACCGAATTTTTACTTTTAAATTCTAATGCATCAGCCATTTCTTGATAAGTTGGATAATACTTGTTCTTTTTGACATATTTTTTAATAAAATTCAATAGTTTCATCATTAAAGGAGTCATTGGAACTTTTATTGTATCATTAGCCATCTTTTTCTTCCATTTTAAGATTTCTATTTAATTCGTTATACCCATTGATGTCATCATAGGTATCTTTTTTATATTTTTTATTAGTTATTGAACGCCATAATTTAACAATAGTCATGCAAACGCCGAAGATATTGTTGGGACAACGAACTTGATAACCATTAAAAGCCGAAAGAATATTTTCTAACATGCCTTTAAAAACATAGCTTGTAGAACTAAAACTTCCGTATTGTTCTTGTTTTTCTTTCAAAAGTTTTTCAAGTTCTTTTGATATTTGATTTATATTTTTAATATTACTCATGTCCTAAATCATAATTAAGTTGTTCTTCATATCCCCAATAATAATTACCATTAATATCTTTACAATAATGACCGAACACATGATATTTTTTGTAAGTAACATAGGTTAAAGGTTCATAAAGTTTATGGTTTTTATTATCTACAAATTTAACATTACTATAAAATGCTTCTTCACAAGTTATAGGCCTTAATGTAAATCCAATAGGTATTTTAATTGCAGCATAACTATCGCCAACAATTACCAATAAATACAAAAAGAATATTTTCACTAAAAGTCAAAATCATTATCGTTTTGTTTTGGTTGTTGTTGTGGTTTATCTTGGGGGTCATTTTGATAACCGGATATATTAGGTTTTTCCGATTTATCATTTAACCAACCAATTAAACTTTTTTGATTAGGGGCAACTTCCGGTGCATGTAAATTTCCGGTAAATTTATTATCATCGCCTTTAAATAATACACCTACTTGTGCAAATATTCTTATAAATTTAGTTCCCTTTTGCGAAGTACCTTTTGAACCTAGTATAGTTCCTTTTTCGCCATTCGCTAATTTTGTATTACCGGAAAAATCTATTTTTACCGCTTTAGGGTTATTAGCGTCATAAGGAAATAACACCCAGTCTTTTTGCTTACCAACCTGATTTGACATTTTGTCCTCCATTTTGTTTGATTGATTCTTCTTTCTTTTTAAACAATACTTCTATTTCTTCCTGTCTTGTTTTAAATTTAGAATATAAAGAATTTAGTTTGGTTTGTGTTTTTTGTTCGTCTATTTGTTTTTCTAAATTATCGCTACTACCTTGTTTTTGATTTAACAACGCATTAGCTAATTCTTCCGCCGAAGCAAATTCCGTACCATGCAGACCAAAACTTGCCAAGCATCTACCTAAACTTGAAGTAAAAGCATTTTCTAAAGCCGAAGTTTTGTTTATAAAAGTGGCGTTCCTTTTTTCTTCTGCATGTCCGGTACTAAAAGGAGTATCGCCAATATACAAAGTTGTTTTAGTAATAACTTTATTATCGTCTTGGTAAATTAATTGTTCGTCAATTTTAGATTCCGGAAAAAATTTTAATAAATGATTATGTCTTTTTGCAACGGTTAAATATTCTTTACCTTTAAAATCCATTCCTTTTACACTTGTGGCCAATTTATCTATACATTCCTTTCTTCTGTCTTTAAATGAGCCTTTACTTTTTTCTTCCGTCTTTTGTGTCATGTTTCCTTTCATTTTGATTTTTTTGATCTATTTCTTTTAATGCTTTTGCATGAATGTAACTTTGATTTTTTGCAACTTCTTTTTCTTTTTTTTCGTATTTATCTAATTTCTTTCTTAGTTCGGTAATTTCTTCGTCCCTTTGTCTTAATAAACTATCTTGTTTCTTTTGTTGCTTTTGGTAGTTTCTATTTTCGGTTTGTAACTTAGCTATCTCTTTTAGCATCTTTTTTTCCTTTCATAACTTCGCTTATAGATAACTTATGAACTATCATGTCTTGCATAGCCCTACCTACAATACCACCAAAAATCATTCGCATATTAGGGGGTCGCTTTTTCCTATCTTTTTCGTCAAGAACGCAATAGTCGTTAAACCATTGGTCTATCGGTTTAGTTAATTGAGAGGGAGAAAGATGATCTGCCGAAAAGCAACCCCCATCTTTCTTATGCAGCCACATTTTACCTATTTTTATAAGCATTGATTCGGACACTAATACAAATATTGTAAAAAAACAATACATTATTTAATTGATTTATACATTAATTTTTATAAATCTAGGTTATGGACTTGCGATTCATTAATTATAAAAAAAAACGAATCAAAGTTAGTTGGGAAAATTGCGGAGACTGTCATGCAATATTTTACCCTAGTACACTTGAACTTCGAATCAATCCTAAATTATCAAAACAAATGTTGGCTAAAACTTTATTCCATGAACTTTGGCATATCATTTGTTGGGTAAATAAAATTAACATTAATAAGATTGGCGAAGAAAAAACAGCGTTATTAGCAGAAGAATTTATTCCAATATTAAAAAGGAATAACAAGCTAAAGAAACTAATTAATGAATATTTACGGTGATATGAGGATTTGCGTAAAATGTAAGAACCATGCAGACGTAGTTGAAAATGGTAAAGACTATTGCGCTGAATGTTGGTGGGATAGTTTTTCAAATACCGGCGTTAAATTAGAAGACTACCACAAACAAGAAGACAAAACAAAGGAGCAAGATAATGATTTTAAAAGAAAAACCGATATTAAAAGATTCGAAGAAGTATAAAATAATTTATGCTGACCCACCTTGGTACTTTAAAAGCTATTCTAAAAAAGGCGAAGATAGAAACGCAACCAATCATTACCCTTGTATGGAGTTCAATGATTTATTGGCTCTTAATATCAATGATATTGCTGATGTGGATTGTTGTTTGTTTATGTGGGTTACTGATCCTTTTTTGGAAAAATCTTTTGAACTACTTAAACAATGGGGATTTAAATATAAAACAATCGCTTTTACTTGGGCTAAAAAAAATAAAACAAATGATAATTTCTTTATGGGATTAGGTTATTGGACTAGGGCTAACCCTGAAATTTGTTTGTTAGCTACAAAAGGAAAACCAAAAAGATTTTATAAAAATGTAAAACAATTAGTTATTGATAGCCGTAGGGAACATTCAAGAAAACCGGATATTATTAGAACTAACATTGTAAATCTTTGCGGCGATTTACCTAGAATTGAATTGTTTGCTAGGCAAAAGGTTCAAGGTTGGGATTGTTGGGGTAACGAAGTTTGATTGTAAAACTAGAACCTTACGAAATAGAGATGGCTTCGCAAGTTGCCAATAAAAGATACGTTGAAAATATAAAAATGAAAAAAACCTTTGGACATGGTTTTAAAGGTACGGAAGAAAAAACATTATCTTTAGGAATTTTAGGGGCTATGGGCGAAGTTGCTTATTGTAAAGCTAAGAATGTTTTTTTTAACGGAAGTTATAGCGATACTTATAACCGGTATGATAAAGCGGACGTTGGGGAAGATATAGAAATAAGAACCCAACAAAAAAAATATAACAATACATTAATCATTAGGCCGGTTGAAAAAAAAGCAAAGTATGTTTTGATTACTTATGAGGGTAATCATACATATACATTACAAGGTTGGTTTCCTTATCATAGTAAAATAGAAGATAAATACCTTACGGACTTTGGCCTTGATAGGCCTAAATGCTGGAGTATTCCTATAAAAGATTTATATAACATTAACGATTTATGACGGACAAAATAAATTTTAAAATTTTTAAGCCATTCGGTTCTACTTTAGCAAAAGCAACATTACCCCTAGACTTAATTAAAGATTTCAAAGAAGATTTGCAAAAGATAAGACAAGACAAACAAAAGCAAAAAGACCATGATTGGGGTAAAAGACTTGTTGGCCATGTTGCCGAAGAATATCTTATAACGCCGGAAGTAATGTTGAAATGGAAAAGACAATTTTTTGACCCTATTATTGCTTCTTATACTAATGCCCATTACAAAGAAGACAAGATTAAAAGCATTTTAATTAATTCAGCCTGGTATGTGGTGTCAAAACCAAACGATTACAACCCAGCACATAGACATACGGAATATTCAAAATCAAAAAATTATCATTTATCTTGTGTTGGATATTTACAAATACCAAAATCAATGATTCCTACGGACAATGCCAAACAACATAATGATTTTTCAGGAAATACTGAATTTTTAGAGGGTTCGGAGGGTATGTTCACAGACGTTAATTATAGAATTATGCCAAACGAAATGGAGCGTACTTGGATTTTATTCCCTAACAATCTTACGCATGTTGTTTATCCATTTAATTCAAGCGATAAAAATGATGAAAGAATATCTTTTAGCTTTAACGCAACTATTAATTTTGAAGAAAGTATAAACTAATCGCTAATACTTCTAGTATTATAATTGTTTCTAACATAGCTACCTTTACCCTTTTTGGGTTTGATTATTCGTAATTTGTAATATGCTTTTGTCAAAATCTTTGCAAAAGGATTTTTTTTTAATTTTGTTTTCATAATGTTTATAAATAATACCTTTTGAAGATAATATATTTCTTAATGTTAATTTAGCTACTTCTTCAATATTTATTTTTTGTTGTAGTTTCATTCTTTAACCTTTCTTTTATTACATGCGATACTTCTTCTTGTATTTCCGAACCAACCCAATTACGATTATTATTACTACAAGCTATCGCCGTTGTTCCGCTACCCAAAAACGGATCATAAACTAAATCTTTTTCTTCGGTAAAACTTTTTATAAATGTTTCGCAAATTTCTACCGGCATAGAATTTTTATAGCCGCTACCTTTTACCATAAATAAATCTTGTAATATTTTTTTATTTTGTGGTTGCTTTCTTTTACCTTGTGAAAAAGTAATTAAATGTTGATAAGGTAATTTATATAAATCAATCTTTGTTGTTTTTATCCATAACTTATAACTATAAACATTCCAATCAAGGCTAGTAAAAGCGTCAATAACCGCTTTATGTTTTGGAATGATACCGCCGTTTGCTTTCCTATCGGTAATGCAAATAGTTACAAAGCCGCTAATAGGATTAAAATTTTCAATAAAAGGTTTTATCCATGTATAATAACTATCATTTAAAACTAAACCTATTTCGCTAAAGTCTGGCGGCGAAGTAATAATATAATTATATTTAAAATCTTTATTTGTTAAGCGTTCGTAACAATCTTCTATATAAAATTTATTAATTGTCATATTTTTTGAAAAACTAATACGTTTTGATGTATCTTAACAACCTTTCTATTTTTCATAGACGTTGAAGCCCTTACACTAGCCGAACCGATAGCATTTAATAAAATGATTTCATTGTAGAACTTCATTCCACATTTAGTAAAAGCCCTAATGGTGTCCGGCACAAAGCCGTAAAAATGGCCTTTCTTGTCCCTAAATTCACCCACAACAAAACAAGCTAGTTCTCCTTGTTTTAATAAATTGCATGATTTCGCAATTATTGATTCGTAAATTTTTAAAAATTGTGGGTATTCCATGTTGGAAATATCGTCTTGCATATCGCTATAAATTTCTAAATTACCATAAGGCGGACAACTAAAAATAAAATCGTAGCTTTCTATTTGGTTACTTGTTACGCCGTCTTTTAAATTATCTAAAATTTTATTACTATCGCCAACAATCCAATTTGGCTTTTTATCTTTTTCTTCAAAAATTTTGTCCGCTTGTAGTTTATTGCTTTCAACTTGTTCCGGCCGTAATTCAATACCGGTATAATCATGGCCTAAAGTAGCCGCAACAATACCCCTAACCGAACCACCTGCGAATGGGTCTAATATCCTAGAATTTTCTTTGGGACAAAACCAAGTATAGGCCAATTCACAAACAACAGGGTCAAATATACTATGTTCGCCAACGTCTAATATTCTTTGCGTAGATTCGGCCGGTTTCTTTCCGCTTCGTTCGGCTTGTCTATGCCTACCGGCAAAGTGAGCACCGTCAACTTTCCGCCCTAATTCGCTTTCTATACCTAACGCTTTCCATTTATTACGTCTTCTTTGCCAAGAACCTTGTTTGGTATCAAATACCGAAAATGGCGGTTCTATGTATTTGTCCCTTAATTCAAATTTTTTTGTTACTTCATTACCAAATAAATCTACTTGAATAGTTGGTTCTTCTTGTTTAAAATTATCCGCCATGTTTCACCCTTTCTTCGTAGGCCTTGTCCTCTTCTTGTTGCTTCTTAATTTGTTTTACTTCTTCTTTGCGAATCCATTCTTTCAAATCTTTTAATGGGACGTAATCTTTAGCTTTCAAAATATATTTCCAATATTGTACGCCTTGAATATAATAATTTTTATTGCAAACTTCTTTTAATTTATTCCAGAGTTTGTCCCTTGCGTTCATCAAATGCACCTTTCATATTATTATAAAGTTTATTTGCGGAAATTATTTTTTCTTTTGCTTTATCTTCTATACTTACATTAACTTTTACTTTTTCTAATTCATTATTATAAAAAGTTTGTATTTTTCTATAAAGATGAGTTATTTCAAATTTAGGAAATGTTTTTTTGTGAATATATAAAGCCGCTTTTATATGTTCTAATTCTTTTAATGATAATTGCATAATTTTATTTTAAACTAAAAGCATTAATAAAAGATAACAACTACAAAAAAAAATAATAAAAAAAGTTAAAACCACCTTAATTGTGCTTTTAACTAAACCTTTTACTACTTCCATGCCGAACCCTTGAAGCTATCAACTAAAGCCATATTTGAACCATTAACGGCATAAATCATTATTTTAGCTTTATCGTCTTGCTTAACAATGTTTTTACCTTTTGTAATAGCTTCTTGTTTGCTAGGGTATTCGTATCGTTGCCTATCCCCTAAAGGCTTCCAATTAATACAAGTAAAGTATTCCGGATTGTCAACCGCTAGTATTTCCCTTTGGTTGAATTGCATTTTTTTAGACATAATATTGATTCCTTTCTAAGTAAGTTATATCAAAAGCCATAAGATATACAACACTAATACAAATAAAATATAATAGTTGGTTGTTTTCTTGGGTTTTTGGTAATGTTGTTGTATTGGATATTGGTAGATTTTAGGGTAGTCAATCCTTGCTTGTGTATCTTCAAAATCCATAAAAATAAAAAACCGTTTATTTGGGTTCTTTTGTTCTAATAGGCTAGTTATACCTTTGTAATCTTTTGCTTTCATATTACAACCTTTCGCATTTGATAAGTTCAAACCAAGTAGAACCCAGCAAATTTTTTAGTTTTTTGCTATTGTTCTTACATGCTTCATAAACTTTTTTAGCTTTTATTGAGTCTTCGTCATAACCAAATTCTGAACAAAAATCCTCAAAAATAACGCCGTCAACCCCTATTGAATCCGTCAATAAGCAATCTAGTACAGTATCTAGTTTAGGGCTTTCGGTATGTGCCAAGCCTTGACTAAATGGAATCGTCATTTGTTTAAAGCCGTACCTTGTATCTAAATGGTTGCCGTTAAGTTTAAACTTTCTTTTTATAGTAACTTTGTAATGGTTCATATTTTCCGAATTTGCCATATTAGGGTTACTATCGGCGTAGTCGCTTGTTATTGATAATTTATTTTTATTAATAAATTGTTTTATTGTTTGTAGATTCATAGTTCCCTCCTTTTGTTTAATTTGTAAATTACGAATCATAAATAAAATTAACATAATACAAAACTTATACAAGATATTAATATTGATGTTCTTGCTTTGTTCTTAATTTTTTTTTCTTTGATTACCCTATATTTGGGTATATAGATGTCCGGCAAAGGGTTTATGAAAAATAAAGGGTTTTCAATGATTCCGAATCAAGTTATTTGGGACGAAGATATATCAAATGATGCGAAGCTATTGTTTTGCTATTTGCGTAGCCTTTCCGAAAAATACCGAACTTTAAGAAATAAGACTTTATTGTATAAACTGGGGATAAGTTTGAATACTTTACAAAATTGCAAAGCCGAACTTATTAAAAACGGCTATTTAAAGGTAATTAGAAAGACTTCCGCCAATAAGTACGAACTAGCTATTCCTAATAAGGTTGTTTTGCCCTACCCAGAATTTGGGCAACAGACTACCCAAAATTTGGGTAGTATTAAGAAGAGTAATACTAATATATATAATAATAAAGGGTTGAAAGGTTTTAAAAGATTAAAGGGTTTTAAACCTTAATATTAATGTCAAACTATTTGAAGACAACCCCCCTGCCTTACTACTTTAAAGGTAAGCTATTACAATCTTTTAGAAAAAACGATTACACAAAAGAAGAGAAGCTAGAAATAGTAATAAAACTTAACCAAGAATACGCTGCCGGAATGTTGCCGGTTTCAAAATTAATATGGATTTACGAAAATGATTGTTTTGGTAAATATACCGTTCAATTAATAATTGACGATATGCTAGAAAAAGGAATTATTAAGATAAATCCTATTACCCTTGATAAGCGAACATTTAGAAAGAAAAAAACAATATTTGACTGGTAATGATGCAACACTGTGATAATTATGTTACTCTACTAGCAACAACCCTTTCAGCTAGTTTTTATAAAGTTGCAACTTCGCTTGAGGGCGGTTCTTCCTTTCTTTACCGCCCCAAGCCCTAAGAAAGGTAAAACTATGGCCGGAAGAAAAAGAAAATTAACCGATAAATTAGCAGATAAAATTCTTGATTTGATAGCCGATGGTTTAACCATTAGACAAATATTTGAAAGGGAAGATATTAATTATACTTGGACAAGTTTTAGGAAAGAATTAGTTTCCAATCCTAATTTAATGGATAGATACCAAAAGTCAAAAGAACTTGCTATTGATTTAGAATTGTCAAACTTGAAAGACAAAAGACTAGAACTAGAGGCAAAAATAGAATCCGGTGAAATAGACGGCAAGGCCGGACAAAATTTAGTTAATCTTTATAAAATTATTGTAGCTTCAAGCCAATGGTCGGCTAGTAAGTTAGCAAGTAAAAAATATGGAAAACAAGCGGAAGTTTTAACGCTTAAAGGTTCACAAAACGAACCAATTAACATTAGTTGGGACTTAAAAGGGTAATTATATGCCGATATATTAGTATTAAATTTATATTTTTATTACTTGCGTTGGTTTAAAAGTATTGAATTTATTGAATGTTTGCCATTTCTTGCACAAATAAAAAAGGTTTATTATATGTGAGATAATTTAGAATCATTCTAAACAATGGCCAAATTTCCAGTAATGCAATATTATCGGAAAATCAGTATCAATAATTCATAAGTTATCATTAGTAATAATTTAACGGTTTTTGGTTCTTGCTAAAAAATCTGGGGGGTTTTGAGCGACCGGCGTCCCTTTTTTGCCGACCGGCGTTTGATAAAAATAAATGGGTGGTATATACAAATAAAATGGACGATTACATATTAAAAACAATAATCTTTATTATGAAAGACACTAAAACCAATCAACCGGTTGTAGTTTCACACTTTCAAGGTTTCAAAGACGATTCGGAAGCTAAAGATTTTTCGGAATTTTTAAAAGATCAATTTATGCAACAAGAAGACTTTTACCCTAATACAACATTACATTAGGGGGGTTTTGTTTTAAAATGAAACAAATTGTAATCCCATACTCACCTAGGGAAATCCAAAAATTTTTGCATCAAAAATGCGATATGAACCGATTTAATGTTGTGATTGTTCATAGAAGAGGCGGTAAGACCGTTTTTGCTATAAACCATTTAATCAAGGCGGCCTTGACAAACAAAAACCCCTATCCAAGATACGCCTTTATTTCGCCATATAGATTGCAAGGAAAAAGTACTGCTTGGGACTATCTAAAACAATTTTCTTCTGCGATTCCAGGTACTAAGTTTAACGAATCAGAACTAAGGGTAGATTTTTCGGTCAACAATAGCCGTATTCAAATTATTGGGGCGGAAAATAGTTCGGCTATCAGGGGACAATACTTTGACGGTATTATTGTGGACGAAACACAAAATATTAGCCCTGATTTATTTGATACAATATTAAGGCCTTGCTTATCCGACCGTAGGGGCTTTGCTATTTTTATCGGTACGCCAATGGGTCGTAATTGGTTTTTTGATTTGCATGAGAAAGCTAAGACACAAAAGGATTGGTTCACATGCGTATTTAAAGCTAGTCAAACAAAGATAATACCAAAGGAAGAATTAGAGGCAGCCAAACTTGCGATGTCGCCGGAATCCTACGAACAAGAATTTGAATGTTCATTCCAAGCCGGAATTAGCGGTTCTTATTTTGGCAATATAATTGAAGAACTTGAAAAGGAAGATAAGATAAAAGACTTTGAAATAGACGAAAATTTACCGGTCGAAACTTGGTGGGATTTGGGCATGAATGACTCCACCGTAATTATATTTGCCCAAAGGCGTAGCAACGGTGAAATTAGGATTGTGGATTGTTACGAAAATTCTAGTGAGGGATTAGAGCATTATTTTAATGTTATAGACGATAAACCCTACACTTATTCAAAACATATCGCCCCCCATGATATTAGGGTAAGGGAAATAGGAACTAATAAATCAAGATGGGAAACCGCAAGGGAGATGGGAATGGAATTTGAAATAGCACCTAAACTATCTATTGAAGACGGTATTGAACAAGTTAGACGTCTTTTGCCAAAATGTTATTTTCATAAAAGTAATTGCAAAAAATTAGTAGAAGCGTTAAAAAGCTACTGTAAACGATGGGATGAAAAAAATAATTGTTTTAGGAACAAACCCCTACACAACTGGGCATCACATTTTTGCGATAGTTTCAGATACGGTGCTATAACCGAACCGATTGAAAGAAGTAATTGGCAAAAACCAATTAGCGTCAATACAAGTTACATAGTTTAATATGGCAAAAAAAGATAAAGAAATTCAAGACATAGAATTACAAGGTATATTAGGAAGTCAAATAAGAAATTCCATAGGCTACTTAGGTGGCGAACTTTCTTCGCAAAGAAGAAAATCTATTGAATATTATTTAGGCGATAAACTTGGAACGGAAATAGACGGACGTTCACAAGTAGTATCAACGGACGTTTCCGATACGGTAGAAAGTATCTTGCCAAACCTACTTAGGGTTTTTACCGCTTCCGATAAAGTTGTGCGTTGCGATCCGGTTACGGCCGAAGACGTTGCGTTAAGCGAACAAGCTACCGCATATTTAAATCATGTGTTCTACAAACAAAATGATGGTTTTTCATTGTTATATAATTTTTTCAAAGATGCCTTAATTGAAAAAAATGGTTTCTTAAAAGTTTATTGGGACGAAAGCGAAACAATAGAACATGAAACTTATAGAAATTTAACACCGGCTGAAAAAGAAGCGTTAAACGATACCAAAGATGAAATAGAAGTTGTTGAAGAAGAAGTATTGGTTGACGAAGTTGTTAAAGAACAACAAAAAATGGCAAAGGAACAAGCCGAAGCACAAGGTATAGATATTTCAAATGTAGAGTTTCCAGATCCGGTTTTATATAATTGCAAAATTAAAAGAATTAGAAAGAAAGGCCAAGTAAAAATTGAAAGTGTTCCGCCGGAAGAATTTTTAATTGAAAGAAAAGCTAAAACTATAAAAGATTCTGATTTTGTTGCCCACAAAGTTTATATGTCAAGAAGCCAATTAATTGAAATGGGTTTTGACGAAGAAACAATAAATAATTTACCGGCTTCACAAGACCAAAATTTTAATACCGAAGACGTAGCAAGAACAAGAAACATAGAAAGTTATAATTTAGATACGCCTACGGACAAATCTACGGAAAAAATCCAAGTATTTGAAACTTACATTAGATACGATTATGATAATGACGGTATTGCCGAACTTAGAAAAGTAATTTGTGCCGGAGAAGACGGACATTTTATTTTAGAAAATATGCCATGCGATAATGTTCCGTTTGTTACGATAACACCAATACCAATGCCGCATAGATTTTACGGAAGAAGTATTTCGGAATTAGTAGAAGACATTCAATTAATGAAATCTACCGTTATGCGTCAACTTTTAGATAATATGTATCTTACAAATAATAATAGGGTTGCCATAATGGACGGAATGGTCAACATGGACGATTTATTGACTACTAGACCAGGCGGTGTTGTTAGAACTAAACAACCACCAAACCAAGTTATGCAGGCATTACAAGCTCAACCAATTTCACAACAAGCCTTTCCTTTATTGTCATACCTTGATAGTGTTAGAGAAGTAAGGACAGGGATTTCTAAACAAGTTCAAGGATTAGACCCCAATACCTTAAATGCTAAAACCGCAACAGGTGTTAATGCGTTAATGACACAAACGCAAATGAGGTCGGAATTGATAGCAAGAGTATTTGCTGAAACCGGCGTAAAAGATTTATTTAGAAAAATTTTTGAATTGATGGTTAAATATCAAGACAAACAACAAATCGTTGAAATGAATAATACTTATATTCCGGTAAAACCTACGGAATGGAAAGATAAATTTAATATAAATATTGTTGTTGGGCTTGGTACAGGTTCAAAAGAACAACAAATAATGATGTTAAACAACATTTTAGAAAGACAATTACAAGCATTTAATCTTCAAGGCGGTAAAGAAATGCCAATGGTGACTTTGAAGAATATGTATAACACATTATCTAACATAATTGAAAACGCAGGACTTAAAAATGTGGACGCTTACTTCGTAAATCCTGATATTGGCAAACAACAAATGCCACCACCACAACCACCACCGTTGACACCTATTGAAAAAATAGAATTTACTAGAATTGAATCGGAAGAAAAACGTAAAATTGCCGAACTTGAATTAGAAAGACAAGAATTAATGCAAAAAAATCAAGAAATGCAATTAGATTTTGAAACTAAAATGAAAGAAATGGCATTGAAGTACAATACACAAATTGATACGGCAAAAATAAAAGCAGATGCCGATTTAGATAAATTAATGGTAGCCGGAAATAGCAAGATACTTGAACAAGCCCAAAAATCTGCTAAAGTGCTATCGCAGCAAGTACAAGGATTAAATGGAAACGAAAGACCAGTCGCTCAGGGAAGAGGAAGTCAGCCGATCCCACCAAGCGAAGCAAATACTGGAGAATAAACTTTTTCAAGAGTCAATAGACGAACTTAAAAAAATTTATTCTGAAGCATTGTTGGATAAAACAGGTGCTAAAGAAAGCGATACTAGGGAAAAACTCTGGATTGCTTATAATGTTGTTAGCAAAGTAGAACAACATTTAAAAACTATTCTTGAAACCGGTAAATTGGCGGAAAAACAATTAGAAATTTTTCGCAAAACCGAAAAAGAAAAAAAATTTTAACCAAATA